CTCAGATTAAAGGATATGCACATTCCGAAGGTGAAACATCGTTTGGTTGGTTAGCTATGGACAAACAGAACGGACACCTGACGTACCTCTTGTACGACTCTGAGGACACACAGGCTCCCGTTCACGATAAGATTTCTTACGACATAGAGGAGCATATTGAACGCATAAAAAAGCTAGTGGAGCAGCCAGACGCACCAGAGCATTGCCACGAGGCAGTACCAGATGGCAAAAGTGGAAACATGAAGCTCGCCGTCGGTTGTTCCTATTGTCCCTACAAGCATACCTGCTGGCCCGGAGTAAGAACGTTCCTGTACTCAAGTGGGCCAAGATATTTAACAGAGGTAGTCAATGAGCCGAAGGTCACGGAAATCTAAACTAGGCAACTTCAGGTCGGAGTTTGAGAGAGATGTCGCAACGCAGTTACAACCATTTGGCTTTAGCTACGAGCCGTTCCAAGTGGACTACATCATCCCACGGAAGTACACACCAGACTTCGTGTACGAGAAAAACGGACGGACGTACCTCATTGAGTGCAAAGGATACTTTCGTGCAGGAGACACGCAGAAGTATAGAGCGGTCGCTAGGTCAATACCGTGGACGTACGAACTCATATTTGTCCTGATGAAGCCTAATCAGAAAGTGAGTAAAAGTACCAAACTTACTATGGCTCAATGGTGTGACAAACACAACATTCTGTGGTACAATATAGATACACTTAAGGAGTTAGTCGATTATGTCTCTGACACTAGAAGAAATTAAGGATCGTTTGTTGCGGTTGTACGACCCTGACGATCTTCTGGAAGCCCTGCAGATTTCCTCTGAAGAATTACTAGACAGGTTTGAAGACAAACTTCTGAAAAGGTTAGAAGAGTTTCACGAAGAACTAGAGGAGGAAGAGTACTATGAAGAGCAGTGGTGAGAACGAGTGGACAGACTATAAATCCATAGACGATGTACCGCCACAGGAGTGGGATAAGGTGAACACGAGTAAGACTTTTACAGGTAAACTGTTTCACCCCAGTGACAAACACAATCCAGTAACCCAGCCTGACCACTACAACAAGGGCGCTATCGAAGCCATCGAAGCAATCAAGGCGTCCATGCACCCTCAAGAGTACAAGGGGTATCTCAAGGGTAACTGCCTGAAGTACCTCTGGAGATACGAGTACAAGAACGGTGTCGAGGATCTCAGGAAGGCTAGGGTGTACCTAGACTGGTTAATCAAAGAGGTGGCTATATGAGCGCTATCTTTGACCTAGAACAACAGATGTTAGATTTTGCAAACGTCACTAAGGACATAGACCTAGTAACTAGATACTTCTTAGACTCCTCAGAGTGGAATGACCACATTAGCCCGAAGGCGACTGACGCAATGATTAACAAGTACTTTGCCATCAAGGAACTGTACGAGATCAAGTTTGACGAGATGTGGGAAACCTTTGAACAAGTGTGCAAGGAGTACCACAAGAGAGGTAAACATGAAAGTAATTGACGGCAAGTTTGGAACAAAGACAGAAGAAAAGGAGATAACCACGGCTGAGTTTCTGGCTGCGTTTGCTGCAAAGGCTACGCTACAGGAGAACGAAGGCAGGAAACCAAAGGTGGTTGTGGTCATGTACGAGGACGGTGAGATGTTTGAAGTAGCGTCCAACGAGCAGTACCCTGACGGAGTGTACATGCTCCTACAGTTAGCGGCACAGGCAATCATAAACGAAACACTAGGAGTAACAGAATAGATGGACGCATACCAACAATACATACACAAGTCACGGTACGCTAGGTACTTACCTGAGGAGAAGCGTAGGGAGACTTGGGAAGAAACAGTCAACCGATACATCAACTTCTGGGTAGACCGTGGACACCTCAACGACTTTGACGTATCAGAAATATTCGATGCTGTGCACAAGCTGGACGTAATGCCCAGCATGAGGGCACTGATGACTGCTGGTGAGGCTCTGGAGCGTGACAACGTAGCAGGGTTTAACTGTAGCTATTTGCCTATAGATCACCCTAAGGCGTTTGACGAACTCATGTACGTCCTTCTGTGCGGCACAGGCGTAGGCTTCAGTGTTGAACGACAGTACATACAGAAGTTACCGGAGGTGGCAGAAGAGTTCCATGAAACAGATACAGTTATCAATGTTGCAGATTCGAAGATCGGATGGGCGAAATCGTTTAGGGAGTTGGTATCACTGTTGTACACAGGTCAGGTTCCCAGATGGGACGTTAGCAGAGTACGACCTGCAGGTTCCCCGCTCAAAACTTTCGGAGGTCGTGCAAGTGGCCCTGAACCTCTCATCGACTTGTTCAGATTCACAGTGGACTTGTTTCGGGAAGCTGCTGGACGAAAACTTAGCTCCATTGAATGTCACGATCTTTGCTGCAAGATTGCTCAAATCGTTGTCGTTGGAGGAGTCAGACGATCAGCACTCATCAGCCTCAGTAACCTCACCGACGATAGACTCCGACGATGCAAACACGGACAGTGGTGGGTAGAAGAACCCCAGCGTGGTCTGGCGAATAACTCAGCGTGTTACACAGAGAAGCCAGACTTTGAAGCGTTTCTCAACGAGTGGAGTAGCCTATATGAATCACGATCTGGCGAACGAGGTGTCTTTAGTAGAGTCGCAAGTCAAAAGCAAGCTGCAAGAAATGAACGAAGAGATGCTACCTTTGATTTCGGAACTAATCCGTGTAGCGAAATCATCCTCAGACCCTACCAGTTCTGTAATCTTTCAGAGGTTGTTGTTAGGCCACAGGATACACTCGCAAGTCTCAAACGAAAAGTTCGGGTTGCGACTATCCTTGGGACTCTTCAGGCTACCCTCACAAACTTCAGATACCTCAGAAATATTTGGAGAGTAAACACGGAAGAAGAGGCACTTCTGGGCGTATCCTTGACAGGCATCATGGATCACCCGTTGCTGTCTGGGAGAGGAGACAATGCTAAACTTAAGAAGTGGCTTACAGAGATGCGTCAGGAAGCTATCGACACTAACAAGCTCTGGGCTAAGAAGCTGGGAATCAACGCTTCTACCGCTATTACTGCGGTCAAGCCTAGCGGTACTGTTAGTCAGTTGGTCGATAGCGCTAGTGGTATCCATCCTCGTTATAGTGCACAATACATACGCAGAGTACGTGCAGATGCTCGTGACCCACTTTGCAGCGTCCTAGAGGCCGCAGGAGTGCCTGTAGAGGACGATCTCATGTCACCCAGTACTAGGGTATTCTCCTTCCCTATCGCGTCTCCTGAGGGCGCTGTGACAGCCTCAGAGATGGGTGCTATGGAGCAACTAGAGCTATGGGAGATCTATCAGGACTACTGGTGTGAACACAAGCCTTCCATGACTTGCTACTACCGTGACGAGGAGTTTCTGGAGGTGGGACAGTGGTTGTACAACAAGTTTGATAAGGTCAGTGGTATCTCTTTCTTGCCTTACTCAGACCACACGTACCAACAGGCTCCTTACGAACCTGTGGACAAAAAGACGTACAATCAGTTAGCTAAGGACTTCCCAAAGGACATCTCTTGGGATATAGAGGAGGCCAGCGACATGACCGAAGGATCACAACAACTGGCCTGTACAGGAAACAACTGTGAACTATAGCGTTACGACATAAAGAATATAGAGTAACCGTTAGACTTACCTACGTCCTCTGGCTTATCTTTAGGGTCATGGGGCGTAGGTATTCCTTGCGCTTGCATCTTCTTGATGCGCTCCTTTGACTTCTGACACATACTGTGGTAGTCGATGGATGTGTACTCTACTGTGTGCTTATCTTTGTTCTTCACGGTTTCCTCCGGTTAGCATACCCGCTGCTCCTATCTGGTTAGACAGCGCTCTAGCCCTGTCGCCCATCGTAGGAGCCGCTCTGAAGTCTCTGGCAACTCTATCTTCAAAAGCCTTGATAGATTCGCCTCTCATCATTTTCATTCCTGACGCTCTCTCTAGACCTTCTACAGCGTCTTGTCTGGCCTGTTTAGCCGCTAGATTCTGCGCTTCAGATCCTCTAGGCATCTCTTGATCGCCTATTCTTCTGCGCTGAATAGGAAGCACTGTAGTTAAATCAGACCATCCCGGAGGAGTAAGCCCAAACAGGTCATGCCCATCAGAAAGCATGGTGTAAAACTCCTGAGTCTTTGGGTCCACGACAACAAAAGCGTTCATTCCACCTAAGTCTTTAG